GGTGTCACCAGCGTTGGACTCGTAGCAAAGACCAGCGAACCGCTGCCTGTCTCGTCCGAAATAACCCCCGCCAACTGCGCGGAGGTCGTAGCTGCCATGACAGAAAGGTTGTCTGTCGTATAAACCCCGTTGGTAACTGTTGCTGCATTGCCTGTGCAGCTGCCGGAACTCCCACTCGCATTGCCCGTTAAAGCACCGACGAATGTGGTTGCCGTTACGGTTGAGGAGTTGGGGTTGTAAGTGAACGCCCCCGTGTCATCTAAAAGTGCGTTTGACTCATCGTGAAGCACAACTGGAAATGCCGTGTCTGCTGTTGAGTCCGTGACTGTAACAGTGGAGGCAAGCGTAGCCGTAGCCGCATTGCCTGTGCAGCTACCTGATGAGCCGCTCACATCTCCCGTTACATCCCCTGTCAGATCGGCCACGACAGGGTTGTCAAGATTAAGGGTTACGGCCCCTGACGTCCCACCTCCGTTAAGGTTCGTTCCGGCTGTGACTCCAGTTATATCACCAGTAGTAGGTGCTGCCCATGAAGGGACGCCAGACGCAAGAGTCAGCACCTCTGTGTCAGAGCCTTTTGCAAGTTTTGCTAATGTTGTTGCAGTATCAGCATAAAGAATGTCACCTGCTGTAAATCCTGTTAATGTTGTTCCGCCCTTCGCAACAGGTATTACATTATTATAGGTTGTTGCGTTCCCACTTGAAATTACATCGCCCGTTAAATTCGCATTGGTGGTGACTGTAGCCGCATTGCCCGTGCAACTACCTGATGAGCCACTCACGTCCCCAGTGACATCGCCCGTCACATCCCCCACAAAGTCCGTGGAAGTCACCGAGGTCAGCCCTGTAATTGTTGTATCTAGGTTGAGGGTTACAGCCCCGCTTGTGCCGCCACCATTCAGATTTGTCCCGGCAGTAACGCCAGTAATGTCGCCAGTAGTCGGGGAAGTCCACGTAAGACCGCCCGATGCGCTTGCCTTTGCGGTCAACACGTAGTCATCAGTGGGCGAGTTATCCACCTTCAGGTTTGCCTCATCCACCACGTCGTCAGCAATGGTGGCAGCGTTACCTGAACTCGTAACTTCTCCTGTTAAATTTGCATTAGTTGTAACCGTGTCAGCGTTACCCGTAAGGTCGCCTGTCACGTCTCCGGTTACATCACCAGTAACATCACCAGTGAGGTTGCCTGTAACATTACCCGTCAAGGCTCCCACCACGCCACCTGTTGCCGTGGTTATCCCCGACACCTCAAGTGTGCCAGTTGACTTGACCCCGGCAGTGCTTACTTGAAGGGCAAAGGTGTTCTCCGCATCCCCATCAGTCAACGCAACCAAGGTTGCCCCGTCCCCACCACCTGACGGCAGGGCAAGGAGTTGGTCGTACGAACTGGAAATTGTGCTTCCCGTTAAATTAGCCATCTAAAACCCCCATGCTTTTTTAATCTGCTTGCAACTAAACGGGGAGCGTTTTAGGAACCGCGACCCTTGGGCGCATTCCAGCTTGTGATACCCGTCCTTAACCTGCTCTGCCTGAGACGGGATTCCAACCGCCTTCCCTGTCATGGCAAAGCCCTGCGGCGTGCAGCTCTTGAGGTACACCACTCCGTCAAGAGTGACAGTCTCGCGCCCTACTGGCACAAGCCGCTCGATGGTGTCGCCCTCGCTGTTCTCGAACGTGTAAAGCGGCATTACAGCCCCTCTTCCTCGTCCTGAGCCACCGCTGCCGCCATGAGTTCCTCCTCCATGGCAGCCATCTCGTCCGCCTCAGCGTCCGCCTCGTCCATCTCAGCTTCTGCTTCAACATACTCAATAGGCTGACCGCCAGCGGTCGTAAGTTCAACGTGTGCTGTCCCGTCCTCGTTAATCCCGACGACTTCACCTTCAACCGTTTCGAGGACTACAACGTCCCCCACTTCCGGTGCAACTTCCGCGCCATCCTCAAGCTCGGACACCAGTGCATCCAATGGTAATCTAATCATCTCACAACCTTCTTTATGTTTATCTGAATGACCGCGAGAGGGGGGTTTGCCCCCTCCCACGGTTATAATAAGGGTTACTCCGCCTTTAGGCTTCATAACTTGTTCAACCTTTAGGCGGTTGAGTCAGTTTTGCTACGCATTACAACGTAGTAGTTGCAGTTCAACCGCAGCGTAGTCCAAAAAGTTTTGAACCCAGCAGTGGTTAGCTGATTAAGCGGATCAGTCTTGTCAGCCGAATCAGTGATAATCACCTTCGGGCTAAACGGAGACTGGCTGCTCAACTCAGGAACTCCATAGGCTTGCTCGCCGAGGAATACAGTTGCGCGGATGTTGGCACCCGCAGCGCGTGTTCCTGTGCCGCCTGTCGAGAACGCAAAGCGGTCATCGTCATCAGACGAGTAAACCGAACTCCATCCGTTCGTGTGAAGGATGAATTTTGCGCCATACAACGAACCAACTTCACCTTTGTAAAGTTCGTCCACGTTGCTGTACTGTGCAGCGTTCAACCACTCGTTGACCTTCATAATATCGCTCAACACCTGTGGACTCGTAGCAGCCACGTACATTCCGCCCTTGACGGGTTGTGCGCGGTTAACCTTGAGCTTTGTCACAGCGTCGAGGATGGATGAAGCGGCCATGATGGATGTCGCATCAGTTACTGCGTCAAAGGTGGAGTAGTCCGTCCCGCCATCAGCGTACATCTCAGTGAGCGTATCGCTGTTGTCCAGTGCGGAGCCGTCCCCGTTCTCCTTCGCAGTTCCGGCAACATTCGATCCAACGATCGTGTTGCGGGTTTGCGTATCCATGTCAAGAGCAGCATCCTGCCCGTTGATCTTGATGCTCTGCTGCAATGAATTAAATAAATCCGTTGCATTCAGAACGTCCGTCAACTTGATTACTTGCCCCCGCTGGATCAGGTCTTTGCTGATCTTCGTGAGGCTGATTGAACGTGTCCCGGTTGGCCCTGTTCCCTCAGTCGATAGAGTCTCTATCGAGCTGGTGGACGGTGCATCAAACCGAAACATTGATATTGCCTTGTGACCCGACTTCGCAGGAAGTGGAGCCTTCTGGGCAAACTGGTCGAGTACCAGTGCTTGTACAGCATAGGACAGTAATTTCTTACTGAAATAATTCTGATACTGGCCAGATAATGAGGTAGTGGTATTCAGTGCCATAATTTACCTTTCCGCCAACACCACGACCAACTCACACCTGAACTAGAGAAGCTCTCCGTCGAGTTCCATCGCTGCACGTAACAGATATTTCTCCTGCTCCGCATCGCTCATATCCTCGAAACTTCTTGCTCCATCCAGTTTCTCTGCTGTGAATCCGCCTTGTACTGACGTTTTCTTTTCCAGTTTATTGTATTTTTGCTGTAACTCATTGAACTTGGCAGCAGACTCCTTTGAGTTGTCCGACTCCAAGGCCAGCTTCGCCATCTGTACTGACAGTTCCAACCCGTCCGGGCCGGAGGTCAGTGACGGGAATTGCTGTAGCAGAGACATTGCCTTCTTGGTTATGGGCTTGCTGTTGTCTGTCAAGTCCGGGTTGTTCTTCATCAGTTCCTGACGCTTTGCTTCCCATGCCTTGTCCCGCTCGGCCTTGAATGAGTCTATCTTGGCTTGTTCGCTCGCCGCTTTAAGCTCTCTAGCTTTTTCACGGGCGTCTTCCGCCAATCCAGTGTCTCCTTCATTGTCAAGCCTAACAGCCGCATCCTCATAATCCTCGGCAGTAAACCCTTTATCATCCCGATACCCGCTCTGTGCAGCCAACTGCTGGCGTTGGATTTCCAACTCCTCAGCCTGTTTCTGCAACTGAGCCGTGGCTTCCTTGAGCTGTTCCTTGTCCGCATTTACATCGGCCCAAGTCTTGTTCAAGCGAGCCTGATTCTTGGCATACTTGCTCTGCTTCTTCTCGTCGGCAACCTCTTCAGGCTGCGCCTCTTTCAATGAACTACTGTTCTGAGTGTCTTGATCCGGAGGAGGCGATTCCTCGACTTCCTCCTGTTGCGACTCCGGTGGAGTCTCCTCCGTTTCCGGTTCGGGTTCTGGAAGCATCTCTACTTCCGGTTGTTCCCCCGCTTCAACAGAAGAATCATACTCCTGTGCAGCGGCCAACAGTTGGTCGGCGGTTACTTCGCCAGTTTCCTCTGCCATCAAACACTCCTTTATCTTTGAATGCTGTCCTCGTCCTGCCCCCGCATTCATGGGGCAGACCGTGCTGTGATGTCTTAACTCAACGAACGCTCGACATCAAATGCGTCCGTTGTAAATTCTTCAATTGGCTCAACATCCTTCGCCAGAGCCTCAAGTGTATGCACTGTCGTTCTCATCCCATTGGCATATCCAGCCTCTATTTGCAAGTTCTTTTTATCGCACTGCATAACTACGTGGGAGTTTTGCCGTAAAACCATGTTCAAAAGTATGGCCCTGAGCTTCGTTCCCGCCGTTCCTGACAGGAATTGCCTCAACGCATTTGCGTCCGACACCTCCCAGCCGGGGTCTTCTACCCACGGAAGGTTACTAGATAGACGCCAAGCAATGCGAATAAACTTAAAAAATCTCATCAGTAGTCTCCCTGCATGGCAACCGCTTCCGTCTCCTCAATCGCTTGAGCTTCGGGTTGCGGAACTTGTCCGGTCATTGCTTGAATCTCCATCTGGCCCTGTTCCTCTTTACTCGGCATGAAACCAAGCTGCACAAGATACTCCTCGACATCCTTCCGCAATGCTCTCGCGTTGTTGGTGTCCAGTTCCTCGTAGGCATTTAGGAGTTCGCCCAGTCTGGAGCTAATGGCTTGCTGGCCTTGAGGCGGAATCTGCATACCGCTCTGTCTGGCCTTCTCAAGGAACTGCATCAGCACCCCGATCCTTACCCGATAATCCTGACCGCCCTGAAGCGGAATCATCTCCCCAATCAACAGTGCCGGGATCAGTTTCTTCTCGTCAGCAACCTCGTTGCCCTCCTTCTCGTTCGGGTCTTGCACCAGCCTCGGAATCAGTGACGGGTCTTCCAACTCAAGAATGCTCTTGTCCAGCTCAACCTGATTGATCCACGGGCTTCCCGCAAACAACTGCTTCCTCTGCACCGCCTTGTTCAGCAACATCGCCTTGCTAATCATGTCCATGCCGCCACGCGGTTCAATCTGGTACTCGTCATGTAACGCAACCGGATCAACCATCAAGCTGTCCTCAAGGAATCGGTACTGCAAATCCTCTCCATCAAACTGAACCAGAAGCTCCCATGCCTGACGGTATAAGCTCCCCAATGCCTGACGGAAAAGTCGCAACCTTAAATCCATATTCTGCTGGGCTTGGGCATTTATGGACTCAATCTCGGTGGCCGTCCGGCGGTCACTTGAACCTCCAGCCTGATTGATTCCATAATCAGGAACCGTAACACGGTTCTCCGCAACTGACTGTGTTAACTGCAACTCCTTGTCAAAGTCCACAGGCGGCTGAGGCATCGTGACAGGCGCAATGCCGAAGGGCAGAATCTGTCCGGGCTTCATCCGCAGGTTAACTGAGTTGGGCAAATCCCGTTCAGCCCTGAAGAGTGGCTGATTGAAGAGCGTTCCGCAGTCCATCCGCTCATTCCAAACCTTGTTCAAGCTGGCCTCGAAAGCTCCGAGCATCTCGCACACGCCACGGGGGCTGTACCAACCGCCATCAGTGATCTCGTACTCACACGAAACAAACGGGGGTTGGCCATGATCGTAAGGAACCTCCATCGTATCCCGCAACTTGATGTCCGGGGCTTGGGGTGAGAAGGTTTCAACCTCCCATTTCCCGTCCTTCTCTCTCCGGTTATAAACTTCCCAGACAATTACCTGATCCTTGTCAGGACTAAACGTCAAGCCCTCGCGTATCTCGCGCTTGTTGCGGAGATCATTACTGATACCTTCGTCCTCAGACATCCCACCCCGAATCTGGTCAGTAATCTTCTTCGAGTCCTTATAAATTCCAGCTCGCTTATAGGCGGCGAGGCTCATGGGCAAAACGTGTGTAAACCTGTCGGCACTATCCATGCCTTTCGTCCAAGGCGGAACAATGACATACATCGGGTCAACCGCCTGAAACTCAACCCGCTTCTTGTCCGGGTTCCAAAACACCTTCATCACTCCCCGACCACCCATCAACATATGGTCGATCCAGCTCATTACTTCCGGTGCGTAGTTGCTCTTCTCATGCAGCTTATAGCTGAACCACTGTTCAGCCGCTGTCGTGAAACCTGCGAGCTGCGATCTCATCGGCACGAACGTGGCCAACACCTCAAGACCCATCGCTTGCTGAAAGAACCCCGGCTTCAGCTTATTGATGGTTGTGTCTATGAGGGGGAAGTGGGTATCAGCAGCGTTCGGCCACGGCTTGTGCTTACGACGCAAACCGTTGTTACGCATCTGATACCAAAGTCCCTGCCGCGTCTCCCACTGGGAGCGCGACCTGATGTCGTCCAGTACCTCTGTATAAAGCTCTTCGCTCATTTTAATCCATACTTCTTACCACCCGCAGCCTTGCGTGGCGCAGATGCCATCTTGCGGCGTCCAGCCTTGGTAACTTTACGCTTGAGACTCTTACGCGCTCCGCGCCTTGCTCCGAGTGAGTCGTCCTGTCTTGCCTTGTATCCTTGTTTTTTTGCTGCCATTGGTTTTTCCTTTAGTTGTTTCCTGTTCCCATTTCTTTGCCATTGCTGGCTTGTTAGCGTGCATCCACCTTCGTTGCTTCTTACTCTTAAACGGCATTACCTGCCTCTTCCACGATTACGACCTCGCGGGGCAACTTTCCCCGCTTTCAAGTCTTCCTTGGTCGGCACAGTAAATCCTTGTGGCGTGACTTCTCCCGCCTTGGCTTTGGGTTGTTTAACTTTCTTTGCCATCTTACCTATCCTCCCAATCCGCGAACTCTGTCGGGTAAGGATGCCGAACACCCATACCCATCCAAGCTATCCGCATTATCATCTCCGCACGCAGGGCATCACTAATGCAGTCATTACAATAGACGCCGCCAGTCGCCCGATCTTCAGCTACGGTGTGACCAAGTTCGTCGCATACAGAACAATCCGCCAACCGTGAATCAGTTGGGCCGATACTTGATTTGGCTATTGCAACCATCATCCTAATATCCCATGAACATCCCCTGCGGTATCGAGTCCTGCTCAAAATTCCTCTCGGCATCGTCCATAATATCCTCAAGCGAAGGACGGGTAATGGCGTTGAAATGCTCCCAGCTTCCCCCAATTCCGCCGCCACAAGCAATACAACCCATTACCGCGTCCGCCCTGTCGGGACTATCCAAACCCCTCGCTCGCATAGAGTCCTTCCTCTCCAACCCTAACTTCCCCGTCCGGCTAACCTCAGCTCGCCTTGTCACCATCTGCTGGTGAAGCATCTGGTCATCCGGTAAAATTATCTCACGCTTCTCAACAGCCCTTGCAGCCGTGTGCCACATCTCCGCACTCCGGTTCGCGTAGCGGTCATCAAACGGCTTCGCCCCGAAGTTAACCCTGTGTATGTCATACCCCGCATCCATCAAAGCATCGCACAATGGCAAACCCAGTCCCCCTTCATCAGCATAAATCTCGTCCTGAGTCAAGCCATGTTTTTTAATAAGTGAAATTATTTTGCCTATAGTTGTGTTCGTGTTCTTTTCCCGCCAGCAAACCATGTCCATTACCTTGTTGCCCTGCCGCATCGCAAACACACATTCATCACCGCCAGCAGCGAAGTCTATGAAGGCAACACGCATCCCCAACTCCAGCTCAGGCGGGTTCTGCAAACACTCCTCCAAACTCTTCAGGTTCAAGACCAACCCGTCCGCACTGTCATCAACGAACTCACCGTAAATCATTGACCGCACCAACGGACTATTCTCACCGTACAACTCTATCTGAGACTCAATCCATTCCTTCGTCAAATGTGGACAGTCATAAGCCGTAACAGTATGGCACTTCCAAAACTTGCGCTTCTTGGTAAACGACTCATAGAACTCCCCAGCCGCAGCCCCCGGACTCGACATCACCAGCAATCGACTGGGCTGACATCTGGCTATGGCTGTGAAGATGGAATCTGGGACGGTCTTCGCCTCATCAACAATCATCAACAGATTCTCTGTCGGCCCCTGCCTGTGCCAACCCTCGAACTTGCCGGGATCGTTCGTGCTAAACCCAATCGCCCTAGACCCATTCGCATAGTGCAACTCGTTACTCGTGATCCTCCATCCCTGACCCAAACCCCCAACAAACTTTCTGAGTGTCGGCCAGAGCTGCCCCTCGACCTGACGCCAGACACCCGCAGTCGTCACAACCAGACTGTCAGGGAACCTGACCATGTGCCACAGGATCGAACTCGCCGCAACCACACTCGTCTTGCCGCTTCCGTTCGCAGCCTTTAAGGCAACGCGACTCTCCTTCTCATTCAAGTCCGTCAACACTTTCCGCTGCCAATCATAGGCATCCATCTGCAAAAACGTCTTGGGAAAGTTCTCAAGCAGACTCGCCTCCTCAAGCGCATCGTGATCCTTCGCAATCCGCTCAAGCGCAGCTCTGGACTTCTTCTCACTTGGGGAAAGGATCAGGGAAGGTGCAGGAGCTTTCTTAACCTTCTTGGTCGGCAAAACCACATCGAACTTCCCGGCTTTAGGCTTGGGGCCAGTTCGCTTTATCTTGGGCTGCTTCTTCAGCAGCTTCAACTTCTTCTCCTTGTCACTCACAGCTCACTTCGCCCTGCGTCTCAATCCAAACGTGCGCCCCGCAACTCAGCGGTTTATCAGGTCGATACACCACACAGCTCGGCCCGTCAATCTTAACCGAGTGCGCGTAGACATTCGTCTTATAGGTCTTGACCGTCAAAACAGGATCATTACTCCCGTTTTTCCGATTGGCCTTGATGATGTGCTGGTTGACGTGAATGACCGTCTTCACTAATTGCGCTGCTTAACGCGCTCCGGAATCGAAGACAACTGCGACAGCAACTCTGGTGAGATAGTGCTTTTCGGAGCTGCCGCTCCACTCGCTGCCGTCTTCTGACTCCAGTGCGGGAAGCGGGATTGCAGGAAAGCCAATGCCAACTTCCCATCCCGACTCTCCATTATCTTCCTCACCAGTGCCTCCTCAGCTTGAGCTTGTGCCGCCATCACCTGCGCGTTTAACTTCGGCTTCTCCTTCCGAAGCCTCTCCAACCTGCGCGGTGATATTCCACAAGCCCCACAAGCCGCCGTCAAACTCAACCCCAACGACAGCTTCTCCAAGAACATCTTCAAGGTGTCCCCAGTCAAATTCTTCTTGACGGATATGTCAGCCATTTCAAAAAGGTACCACAAGTTGAAAATGTGTCCAGTATTTTGAGGGGGGTGGATATATACACGACACACGCGGGGGGTCGTGGTCCCCCGTCGTCGGCTCCGGGCCCGCCGCGCCCCGCTCGCCCGCGCCCGCGCCCCGCTCGCGCCCCGGCTTGAAAGGACACACGCGCCGCGCCGCGCCAAACCAAACCAGTTCACCGCCGGGGGCAATGTTGGCGGGGGGAAAGGAAGATTGCCCCCTGTCCCGGCCCAAATTGCCCCGCTCTTAATAGAGCCCGGATACCATCCCGCCCCGCTTGCCCCGCTTTGGCCCCGGCAAAACCGAATCGCCTGTAAGCGTTTGCCTAATACCATTACCGCGCTCGAATTTACGATGCGTTAGAACGCAACGTCGCGCCAGCAATGGCCAATTGCGCTTTTCATCCAATGCCCCCGGTAAAGCCTGAAATCCTGCTAGCATCTACCATGCCAAGTGATACCATTTGCGGTATTACTTATTCACACCCTGTTAATTCTTTTTGAAGAAACAGCTTGAACCCAAAGGGGTTTAGGTTTAGGCTTTCCTTGACATGAAAAACGAAACAGCAAACCAAACCGACCCACTGAACAAACCCACAGACAGCGGATACACTTGGTATCAAGACGAGTTTTATAGACTATGCCAAATTGACGACGAAAAAATCAGGAATAAGGCGAAGGAGCAATTCCACACACTTAATAACGCTGGCACTCCCGCCAGTCATTGGAACCCAAAAGCAGAAACAAGCAATATGAAAAACTCATACGAAATCAAAACCAAGAAACTGGAAAACGGCAACGGATTTATTTACGCGACAATTATAAACGGTTGCGAACATTGGGAGCGGCCCAACCAAGACATTGGAGAAACGTACGAAAATCAGCTCGGCTTTTCAAAGGAAAGCGACGCAATACTAGCAGCGGCCAAGTGCATAGTGCAGGAACTGCGCGGAGCCGAGCAATACGAGCAACATGAGGAAAATTTATTAAGATACGAGCAATAAAAACCCAAAACCCAAAACAGGAAACAGCAACCAATGAAAACCAAAACAAAAAAGACGGTCTATCAAATCATCACCGACCGCATTATCAAGGCACTCAAAGACGCAATCGCCAAGGGCGAGAGCGCACCATGGCACAAGCCATGGGCAACAAATGGCGCGTACCCAATCAACTACAATACCCAAAAGAATTACCGGGGCGTCAATGTGTTCTTGCTTCACATGATGGGCTATGAATCGCCCACATGGCTCACCTTCAAACAAGCCAAAGAGGCGGCGGTAAAAGAGGCGCGTGCAGATGGGCGCGACATAGAAGAAACAACCAAGCCCACAAAATGGGGCACGAAATCCACGTACACAGAAGACGGTGAACCATTCAAGGGCGGAGTAAAGAAAGACGAGAAGGGAACTCCCGTTGTCTTTTGGAATTGGATAATGAAAGACGCCAATGGCAAGACAACCAAAGACGAGAAGCAATGCGTTAAGAAAATCCCTTTCCTGAAATACTTCACCGTATTCAATATAGCGCAATGCGATGGCGTCGCGGACAAATGGGAAAAGCCTGAAGGCAAAGACCACGAGCCCATCAAGGCGGCGGCGGATATAGTCGCGGACATGCCAAACGCGCCAACGATTGAACACAAAGAGGCGCGTGCATATTACAAGCCCGCATCGGATACGGTGAACATGCCCCGCTTGGCATTGTTCGACACGCCAGAAGAATACCACAGTACACTATTCCACGAGCTGGTGCATAGTACCGGGCACGCATCGCGCCTTAATCGCGACGGTGTAACGGGCACGGTTCAATTTGGTTCACAGAATTACAGCAAAGAGGAATTGATTGCTGAGATGGGCGCGGCAATGTTATGCGGCGTCGCGGGCATAGACAACCAAGCCCTGAATGATAATAGCGACGCATACATGCGGGGCTGGATTAGTAAGCTCAATGATAATCCTGAGATGGCAGTTCTTGCCGGGGCACAAGCCCAAAAGGCGGCGGACTATATCCAAGATATTAAGCACGATAATAAGGGCTAATGTTGGCAGATCACGGCACGCCTTGCGAGGCGTGCCCTATCTGCTCGCATGATGCGAGACAGTAAAACGAAAGTAAACAGCATGAAAACAGGATACGAAAAAGAGATGGAACAAATGCCCCGCTCATTTGAGGGCGATATAATGGGCGGCAAGGTTAGCTTTGAAAAGCAATGGAAAGCACTCACTCCACTAGGGGAAAGGCGATGGGATGAATTCGAAAAGGCCGGGTTAAAGTATTACTTTATGCCTGACTTTATAGAGTGGCAAGACTGCCCGGACGCTGAGGGATACGCAAGCGCAATTGACTTGGGCGACAAATGGCGGGCGGAAAGATTTGCGAAAAGTATTTCCGATAATCAAGCGCGGATTGTAGGCAACGACGGGCACGGCTGGGTTGTTGCAATGGAATTTAATCACGAGCCGTTGCACTATTAAACACCAAACCAAAACAACTAACGAAAGTAAACAGCATGGAATACAAAGACACAAAAAAACAAGGGGCAAGCATGGATAGCCGGAACCTCGGAGGCTTTACGCTTTTGCAAATCTACCCATACCCGGATTACACCACGGTACTAATGAAAAACGGCGTGCCGATTCAGACATTCAAAGACCACATAACAGCACAGCAAATGATGGAGGTCTATCAACGAAACGAAAGACAAGCCTATAACCTAATGGCAAGCGCGGTTGATGGATGGAAAGACATCTCAATTGAACACGGCAAAACCCAGCAAGAACATTACAAACGCGCTAACGTAGACCTGCACTGGAGATAAACAACAAAAGCCCGTTAATGGCGGGAAGAAACAGCAACGAAACACCCGCCAAACCCAATGGGCCGAGCGGGTAGAGAATAACAAGACAACGAAATAAGGAACAGCATAAAATGAAAAGCACACTATCAGTAAACGAGACTCAAGACCTACTACTACAGGACGACAACGCCGCTTGGAGTTACAACGGGGCGAAAGCACTGGCCGAATGGTTGGACAATCTGGACGAGGAATGCGGAACAGAAACAGAGTTTGACCGGGTGTCAATCCGCTGCGAGTTCAGCGAGTACGACAGCGCACTGGATGCCGCCACACAACAAGGCGGCTTTGAACCGGACGAGGACAGCGACGGCGACGAGAACGAAGCCGCCGCACTGGAATGGTTGCAAGACCGGACGATTGTCATAGAGTTTGAAGCTAACACCGGGGACATTGAAAACCTCCGGTCAACCGGGACAATAATCATGCAGGACTTTTAGTCTGTGAATAACCTAGCAAGGGGACAAAACACAATGAACCCACACAACCAAACAGACTACATTGCCAGACACTTCGACGAAAAAGGGCGCGGAATGTCTTGGCCATCGGATGAAAAGGACTCGACGGTTATGATAATTCAGTCGAAGGACTACCGCCCCGGCTACGTTTTCGGGGAGCGAATAATACTGAGACGTATTGAAGGCAGCACACCACGAGACCCGCTGCAATGGGAGACAATCTCCGAGGCAGAGCTGGAGGCACTGGGGCCAACGGACGAAGAGAGAAGGCGGGCATTGGATACTGTATTCGATGACGACAACCCGACAGCCTGTGAATAACTTTATCTTGTAAAGCCAAGCCGCTTAGCGTATAAGTACAACCAGCGAAAGGAACAGCAGCAAATGAAAACAAAACTAGAAGCACGCGCTGAGAAGCGACTAAAGCAAGTGAACAAACTGGTGGGAAGACTGAAGCACATTGACACAGCCCTCCTCTGGCCTATGAACATAATGAATTGGGGGTCGGGCGGCTCATACGGGCAACCGTATGTATTGGTAACACCACTGACAATGGCGGACAAAATGAAAACGCCGCAACCAAAGAAGGCGGACACTGAAGCACGGGCGGCATGGGATAAGACGCACGCTTGGCATCAGGGGCAGTTAATGCAAAGAGTCCGGGCGAAACTACACGCCGCCGGGATCACATACTACGCTTATCGGAATCGTCCGGTGAGTCAGTCCATAATTGTAAAAGTCAAATAAGGAGGGTGAATAATGCCACTAGATAAACAGCAGAAACAGAGGCTACAGGAACGCCTCAAGAGAAACACACTCACCAGAGCGTTGCTTAATTACGAGCAACTCCTGCGTAACGGAGACGACATGCACGCCTCACAGGTAAAGGGGTTTGTCGACGGGGGATGCGTAAGCCATCGCGTCCTTATTGGCATGGACGGGGAGAGGTTCAGGACGACGGAAGAAGTTATGGTGAAAACGCTGCTGAGAGAATTGCAGCAATGAGCCAACACAATTACCCTTGGCTAGGTCAAGGGAGACAGCAACCAAAGAAAGAAACAAGCAACATGAAAACAAAACGAACGGAACTGAAAACCAAACCCGAAGTGGAGATCCACACCGGGGACAAGCACAACACAACTTACCAGATTTACATAGTGAATCCCGGCGAGCGTGTAAAGATAACGAACCACAAAAGTATGTGGTTTCCGTATGACCCATGCGACACAACTCCGTCGCTGGTCTATGTCCGGTTAAGTTCGATGGGCATAGAGGCAGAGGAGTGTGACGTTAACGACGCCAGTAAATGGGCGTGGATTCAGAAGCTCATGCAAGAGGGCTTGAACCAGCACAATAAGGGGGGCGAATAATGACAGCAAAAGAAACAAAGCAACAAGACATAATTGAACACGTTCAAGAACACGCCTTATTTTATGAGGCGCAGGAAAAAGAACCTTACGCAGTCATCTGGGACGATGAAACATTCTGGGCAGCAGAACCGCATGAGCTGGTAAAGCTCATCGTAGCGCATGAGAAGAAGATCGCAGCAGCGAAGGGAGGCGAAGCATGAACTACACACGAGTAACAAAGGAAAACATGGGCGACACGTTGCCCTATGTAATGATAGTCCACAAGACAGGCGGCGTCTTTTTCCTGAACAGGAGATACGAGCTACTAAAAGAGAAACGCAACACGGCAAGGACGAAATGCCTCAAGCAATTCTTCTGGGAGAACCAGTCGCAATGCCAACGGGGATGGATGCCAACGAGAGACACCCAATCTCCGGCATGGGCCAAGCCGCTACATGATGACGACTTCATGTCGTACTGGGTCAAGGATCATTTTGACGCTGACCCTAAAAAGGTGAGGGAGCTGTCGTGCATCATCATGTTGCCAGACCTACCCATGTCCCCGATCCTGTTACTCCAACAGAAGGTCGAAGCATGAAACACTTGGCACTAATCATAACGGGCGCGGCCATGACGGTGAGCGCGGAACCAATCCCGCCCAAAGAGATAACGTCTCGCCAATTATGCGCGGCGACGTTAATCCTAGAGTCCGGTGGTGAGGGCAGGGAGGGAATGCAAGCAGTGTGGGAAGTGGTCTGGCAACGGGCGAAGCTGCGAAAGCTGACGCCCCTTGGCGTCGTAACCCAGCGTAAGCAGTTTAGCTGCCTCAACAATATAACACCGGGGCGGGCTATCGCTACGGCCCAACGCCACCCGATGTGGCGTCACGCTTGGGGCATAGTGTCTGCCCCGCCAGTGACGCAACTCACCGGGAAGGCAGATCACTACCATGCGACCACGATCAAGCCGCCTTACTGGGCGGACGCAACCAAGGCAACCGTAACGATAGGGCGACACAAGTTCTATCGGTTAGGATATTAGATATGAAGTGCCCACATTGTAATCAAAACATCGTACTCTTTGCCGACGCTGGCAGGATCGGAGGATCGGCAAAGAGTGAAGCAAAAGCAAAGGCCAGTCGGCTTAACGGTAAGCTCGGAGGGAGACCAAAGGCAGTTAAGAAGAAAGGCGAAGAGTATAATGAATCGTAATCCTAGAACAGACCCCTCCTTAAACCAAAGGAATCCAATTATTGGGTCATGGGGATTGGGTAAGTGGATCGGGGTGAGTCTTATCGAATATTGGACGATGCTTATTGGGCTGTCGGACGTATGCCTTGTCTGTAAGATCAGATTATACATACTCGGAACACCATGTCGAGTTTTATTTACTCACAACACAG